CTTTTGAATCATAATGAAGACAGAGGTATTCTGGCACGTTCTAAATATGGTGCAGGTAGCCTGAAACTGGAAGTTGATTCTACAGGGCTTAAATATAGCTTTGAAGCACCCTGCACAAATCTGGGAGATGAATTGTTGGAAGGTTTAAAGAGAGGTGATATTACTACTTCATCTTTTGCTTTTACTATTGATTCCGATACTTGGACAAAGAAGGATAATGGTTCTTATATCAGGACTATCAATAAGTTCAAAGAACTGTTTGATGTATCACCTGTCTATAAAGAAGCGTATCCTGATACGAGTGTAGCACTTAGAAAGCTGGAATCATTCGATAAAGAAGATTTGACTGATTACTATATGGAGCTAAGACACAAACTACAATAATGAACACTTTAGAACTGTTAGACAAAAAAGAACAGTTAAAGCAACGGGCAGAGGAAATAGTTTCCAAAGCAGAAAAGGAAACCAGACGGTTAAATGAAGGTGAACACGCTGAATTTAATTCTATCACCGTTGAACTGGAAGACATAGATAAGGAAATAAGAAAGATTGCAAGCGAGACAAAACTAACAAACACAAATAATACATCTATGAAAAAAGAGAAGTTTTCACTTTTAAAGGCTATTAATGACGTAGCCAATAGCAGACAACTGGACGAAAGAGCGCAAGAAGTTGTATCTGCTGGTATTGCAGAATTTAGAAAATCAGGACAGAACTATTCTGGACAAATCGTATTACCGATTGAGGAAAGAGGTGATATACAAGCAACTGTAGAAGGTGCAGGACAGGAAACCGTAGCAGAAGATAAACTGGCTCTGTTAGAACCATTGAGAGCTAATTTAGTAATGGTTAAAGCTGGTGCAAGCTATCTGTCTGGACTGGTAGGTAATGTTTCTATTCCTGCTTATTCTGGAAGTAATGTTAGCTGGGCTGGTGAGGTAGCTGCTGCTACGGACGGTGCAGGTGATTTCAGTGAAGTGAATCTAGAACCAAAGAGACTTACCGCTTATGTAGACGTTTCCAAACAATTCCTGATTCAGGATTCTGCCAGTGCAGAAGAGATGCTTAAACGTGATATTGTAAATGCTATTTCGGACAAACTGGAAGCCACTATTTTGGGTAGTGCTGCTGGTTCTGCTACTATGCCTGCCGGTATCTTTAATGGCGTTACTCCTGAAACAAAGGATATTACTTATAAGAGATTGGTTGATATGGAAACTGCACTAGAAGAAGCTAATGTAGCAGGAAACAAGTGTTTCATTGTATCGCCATCTGCAAAAGGTATTTTGAAAACGACTGCTAAAGATGCTCTTTACAATGTAACTGACGGTGGTGTACATACCTGTGTTGGTTGTGCTGGTTGTCTGATGGAAGAAAATGAAGTGAACGGTTATCCAGTATATTGTACATCTAATGTTACCAGTAAAGGTGTTGTAATGGGACACTTTGAAGATTTTGTTATTGGACAATGGGGTGGGATTGACTTAACAGTAGACCCGTACACACAAGCAGCTAACGGTAAAGTAAGATTGGTTATCAATGCATATTTCGATGCAAAACCAAGAAGAACAGGTTCTTTCCAAAAAGCTATCTTGAAATAATATGTACGTCAAACTGGAAGAAGCTAAGAAGCACCTTCTTTTGGATGATTCTTTCAAGGATGATGATTTATATATACTTGGATTGATTGATGTTGCAGAGGATGCAGTAGCACGCAATTTGAATCTGAAACTGGATGAATTGGCAGTGGATGGGGAATTTACCCCACCTGCTGTTATTCACGCTATTCTGCTGCTGATTGGTAATCTATACGCCAATCGTGAGCCAGTATCTTATTCATCCGTTAATAAAGTGCCATATACATTTGACTATCTAATTTCACTTTATAAAAACTACAAAGAAGTATGATTGATTATATACATAATAGAGACGGTAGGGCAACATCTACACAGGTTAGTAGAATGGATGATATAACAGAGGATGTATTCACACCAGAATTTTATTTTCTCATTAAAAATACCAATGATAATGAAGTAACTGTAGAAATTAGACCTGCTGGACAAGAGAAGTTTATAACTACGGTTCTTTATCCTGGCTGGAATCCTGAATTATGTAGTGCAGTAAGAATAAGCGGTGAAACTGGATTACAGTACGGCTATTAATACTATATACTATGAGGGCAGGGCTACTGACAGAGACAATATTACTACAGGAATCAGTACCTGTTAAAAATGAGTTTGGGGCTACTTCTATGGAATGGGTAGACTATCTGCAAACAAGAGCCAACATTAAGTTTAATTCTGGTAACAGGGTTAATCAGAATAATGAAATATTTACTTCTTATACACTTACTTTCACAATCAGGTACTATCATAAGGTAAACGAGCAAATGAGAATTATCTATCAAGATAAGAAGTATAGGATATTGGCTATCAATTCAGACAGGACAAAACAATCCACAGAAATCATAGGAGAGCTTATTAATGAATAACGGTGTAACTGTAGACGCTTCACAGGTACTAAGAATGTTTAGTGAACTTAATAGCAGACAGCAAAAGAATGTGTATAAGAATGCACTACGGAAAGCTGGACGAATTTTGCAAAAGGAAACGAAAACACAACTAAGAAGCGTAGTAGGTAAGACAATAAATCATAAGAATAGATGGGACGGTAAAACTTTAGGCAGTGGAATAAAACTAAAGGTTGATAAGAAAGCTACAGAAGCGAAGGTTCATATAATGGGGGACTTTAGGTTAAAGTTCTTTGAACTTGGAACAACTACCAGACGACTTAGAAAAAACGGAGCTAACAGAGGTAGAATGAACGCTTCTCACTTTTTCAGGACTGCCAAAGATAATAAGGAACGTGCCATCTTTGATAATATAAATCAAATGGTTGAAGAATCAATAACAAGGATTTCCAAAAGAAGATGAGCTTACAAATAGGAAAAGCTATCTATCACTTATTAAGTAAAGATAGCAGGATAAAAGAAAAGGTAGGTTCTAAGATATATCCGTTGATAGTTGAAGAATCCACCACTTTTCCTTTTATCATTTATAAAAGGACTAATATTAGTCCTAACTACACCAAAGGCAGTTATTCTGTAAATGAATCCGTTACGGTTGATGTGGTTATTGCTTCTAAAGATTACACGGATACCGTTGAACTGGCAGACTATGTAAGGGATGCTTTAGAAGGTAGAAGGGGGAACTTTGCAGGAATAGAAATAAATGATATAAGGATGATTAGCGCAGATGAAGAATACATAGAAGATACATTCATTCAAAATATAACATTCGACATAAACACAAATGGCAAACAAAATACTTAGAGGGAATGACCTGATGATTTTTAAAGATACCACTGGTGCTGGCACTGCTTATAAAGCATTGGCATTTTCAACCAGTTGCCAGCTTTCCTTAACGGGAAACACTTTGGAAACTTCATCAAAAGACGGTGGCAAGTGGACTAGTAAAGCGGTAAGCAAATTAAGCTGGTCACTTACAACTGACAATTTATATAGCGTGGAAGATTTTAATGCTTTAGTAAATAGCTGGATAAGCAGAGAGGAATTAACTGTAGCTTTTGCCGTATGCACCAATGCAGACAGCGATACAGGTCTGCCTGCCGATGGCTGGACTGCTGGCGGTGGTTATACTGGTAAAGTGGTTATAACCAGTATTACTGCTAATGCTCCAGATAATGATAATGCTACTTACTCTGTTACTCTGGAAGGAACAGGGGCTTTATCACCTAAAGTAGCGTAATATATTCACTGGGGAAGCTGTTACAGTTTCCCCTTTTTTATTTATATACTATGGAAATTCAAATTAAAGGTACTGCATATAATATACGATATACTATCAGGGCTATGTTCGTATTTGAACAGATAACAGGCAAGATATTCAGATTGGAGAATCTGACGGATTACTACCTGTTTTATTATAGCCTGCTGATAGCGAACAATCCAGATTTACAAATGACATTCGAGGACTTTATTAATGAATGCGATGATGAACCAGCCTTAGTTATCCAGCTACAGGAATTTCTTTCTAAAGAGATGGAAAAGCAGTCTGCATTCATTAGTGATACTGTAGATTCAAAAAAAAAGTAACGATTAGCGAACTGTATGCTTTAGTAGTTCTCGAAGCAGGTATAGCACCTGATTATTTTCTGGACAGTATGCAGATGTATGAAGTGAAGGCAGTCTTGGAAAATCTGCAACATAAGAATAAGACTGGCTGGGAACAGGCTAGGATGATAAGCTATATCATAGCCCAAACTAACAGTACCAAGCAGTTATCACCTACTGATATTATGAAGTTTGATTGGGATGAAGCCAAAGAAAAAGATACTTCTATCAGTAAAGACGATATAGCCAGACTACAGGCTAAAGCTAATCAATTTATAAACACACAAAACTAAATATATATGGCTGATTTAGTAACCAGACTATTACTTGATTCATCTGGTTTTAATAATAACATAGTTAAGAGCAGCAGGCAAGTACAGGAGTTTCAACAGATAACAGGCAATATAGTAGGTACTATAGGAAAGTTTGCTGCTGGTATTGGAATTGCGACTACTGCCAGTGACGCTTTTATGAAGATAATAAGAAGCTCACAGGCTACTAATGATGAATGGGACAATACATTAAATTCCTGTAAAGGAACTGTAGATTTATTCTTTCAGTCTATGTCTGCTGGCAGTTTTGAAGCATTTAATAACGGTGTTCTTTCTACAATAAGGAATTTGAAAGAACTTTCTGCTTTGCGTGATTCGTTGACTGATGCTAAGTTATCAATGGGATTCAATACTAAAGTCTTTGAAACGGAGTTTACGAAATATGAATCTATAATCAGGGATACCACTAAAAGCAAGCAGGAACGGGAGAAGGCATTTAAAGACTTGCAAAAGTTGAAAGACGATTTTAAAATAGATGTTACTGATGTCTTGGGAGGTGCAGAAGAAGAACTTATTCAATCATTGAATATTAGAACAGGACGAAAAGACTTTAATATTAATGATATACATAAATATATATCAATCAATAATAATGATTTTTCATCTAGAAATGAGAAAAGGGCATTAACGGAGTATCAAGACCAGTTAAAGGCATACGAAAAGGAAATAAACCAAATACAAGGCAGGATTAATTCTACCAGAGGTGATACTAATGAATGGACAGGTGAAACCAAAAAACAGATGAGGGAAAAACTGTCTTCTATTAAGCAACAAATGGAACTATTCAAACAGCAAAATTCAGAACTTGAAAAGCAGAATTTCTTGAATCAGGATAATGATGCCAATAGAGGTGAAATGATTAAAAACTATGAATATGCTTATGATTTGAAAAAGCGTATGTATGATTTTGATAAACGTACATTGGAATTACAGAATAGTCTTAAACCTGCTGGAGGAAATAATAAGGTAAAAACAGAAGAAGTAATTCCTGCTGGTTCTGTTGCTGAATTGGATAAGCTGATAACGGAAGCCAGAAAGAAGTATGCTGCTGCCATTACAGACGATGCCAGAGTATCTGCACTAAAACTGATACAGGAACTGGAACAGAAGAAAATAGTTCTGAATATTACCGCTAAGTATAACAGTAGGGAGCAGGGAGAATTAAAACCTGCTGGTATTCCATCTGTTAAAGGATTTGATTCCAAAGATATAGGTAAGCTTACTTCTCCATTTGTAACAGAAGAAGACGTAAAAGTGAATAATGATTATGTGACATCATTAGGGGCTATTGCTACTATTATGGGTTCTATATCCCAAATGACAAATGAAGGTGCTTCTGCTTGGTTGACTTGGAGTGCCAATTTAATGACAGCTATAGGTACAGCTATTCCTGCTATAGAAGCTCTTATTGCTGCAAAGAAAGCGGAATCTATAGGAAATGCCGTAGCCAGTGCCACACAAACACCTGTAGTAGGTTGGCTGTTGGCTGGTGCTGCTGTAGCTTCTGTAATAGCAGCTTTTGCCACTATGCCACAATTTGCCAATGGTGGTGTAGTTGATGGCAGTTCCTTCTTTGGTGATAAGATATTGGCTAGGGTGAATAGTGGTGAAATGATTCTGAATAAAAGTCAGCAGTCCAATTTGTTCAACCTGTTAGACGGTGGTTCACCTGTAAAAGGAGGTGCTATGTCTGGAGAAGTTGAATTTAAGATTTCAGATAAAGCACTGGTTGGAGTTTTAAAACAACACAGTAATAGAACAAATAGACTAAGGTAAAATGGGCTATCAATTAATATATAACTCATCTTTTAAGGATATAGATGAGAATACTATCAATATTGAAATATACAGGGATTCAGGAGGTACTTTGATAGCTTCTGAATTACTCTGTTCTGCTGATGCAGTTTCAATTAACTATGAATCAGATGATGATGTGTTCAAACCAATCAAATGTTCGGATTGCCAGATTAATGTCTTAACGACAAAGGTACTGGCTAATCTGTACACAGCATTAGGAAACCAGATATATTGTACCATCTCAAAGAATGGTTCTTTATTGTGGTGTGGGTATTCTGTTCCTTGTCTTTACAGTACGGATTATAATGAAGAATATAATTTGTTGTCATTGCAGTTCAACGATATTCTTTCATCCCTTAATAATTATAACTACACCTATCTAAATGAAAAGCAGTCTATAGTGTCTTTCTATCAGGTAATCAAACATATCATAAGCCAGATTGATTCCAATGGACTGATAAAGAATGCCTATGTACACAACGCAAAGAAGATAAATGATACTACTGATTTACTAAATAACTTATTCATATTAGATAGAAATTTCTTCGATGAAGCGAATGAAGCAGAGAACTGTAAAGACGTACTGGAATATATTGCAAGGTATCTGGGTATGACTTGCTATTATTATGGTGATTCTATTTACTTCGTGGACTATGATATTATTAAGAATATCAATTTATATACTAAATATACCCTGTCAGATGATAGTAATACGGTGGTAGCACTTGATAACACCGTTATTAATGTTAATCAGAATATTTATGAAAGTAATGCCAGTATAGCTATTGGTGAGCTATATAATAAGGTGGTGGTAGTTGCTAATTCAAATTCTAATAATACTATAATTCCTGAATGGAATGATGAGGATGATATTATAAATCAGAATGCAGACGCAAATAAGTATTATGAATCGACAAGGGATATTAGTGGTAAGAATTATACATTATTGAATGCTTTCTTTAAATCGAAGAATAATTGGGATTGGAATAAGCCATATCTTTTTGAGATTAACAAACCAATAGAACCGATAGAAGAAGTAACTCCAGATAATGCTGCATCAAATGGCAGCTACTGGCAAAAGGCAGCATATTATGAGACTGCCAATGAACCTTCTTCTTTAAATTGGAAGACATATTTTACGATAAGTGATTACGGTCTGATGGGATGGAAAACAACAGACGGAGTCCAATTGTCATTGAAAAATAAGCTACCTATAGCAGTCAAAGGTGGAACTTTCATTATTGATATAAATTATAGGCTGTCTGGTGATTGGAATGCAGCAGAATGTATTGTAACATCTGATGAACAATACTATGATGGTAAATATTCCACGGGATTCACGGATACGATGTTTAAATGTAAACTTGCAATTGGTGATAAGATGTACTATGATGGTGATGGATGGGTTAATTATCAGGAGTATCATAATAAAGTTGCAAGGAATTATTATAAGATATGTAACGGTCCAAATACTTGGGCAGGTGCAACTTGGTATAAGTATCTGGATGAATACGGTTACTGGCGATTTGTTACTAAAGGGGAATATGATTCTATTTCTGGACGTGAAAAGTATAGCGGTGGATATGCAGATAGAAATTACGTGTATTCATATATGAATAGCAGTAATGAGCGTGTATTTGTCGAGAAATGGTTCTATGATGAATGTAAATTGCAAGACTGTTTTTATCTGGTGCATAAGAATAAAGTAGGGGATAAGGTGTTTGATACAGATTATTCATTGACTAATACAGTTTCGTGGCGTATGAATCTGGCAGAAAGTGAAGATGGTGTTGCCGTTTCATTACCATCTGATAAAATGACATTAGGGGAGTTGACATTTGAACTTTACGCTCCTAATCAACTTGGAACTACTCCTATGAGACGTACCGATAAAGAACCTGTCAGGTGTAATTCATTTCATATTAATGATGTTAAATTGAAATATACTACATCTGATTATGTGAAGGATATTTTTAATGATGAAACGTATGATGAAGACTTGAAGTTTGAGAATGTAATTGATGAAAATATAGTCAATGATTTTGATGATATTGAATTTAGAATCAATACTTATAATGAACACGCAGGCAGTTATAGCTATGTTCTTACTAAGATAGGAGATGAGTATTACTTTGTTGATACGTTGACTGATGCAGCTTCACTGGATAAACTGAAAGCAGAAGAGCACTGTATTAATAAATATGTAAATTACTATAGTAAGCCACGATTCAGATACAGTAATTCAATAAAGAATAGGGGTATATCGCTTAATTCAGTCCTGAAAGAGAATACCTTGAATAAGAACTTTGTAATCAATTCCATCACATACGATTTGATGAATAATAAATGTGATGTTGAATTGAACGAAATACGATAATATGGAAATAAAATCTAACTATATACCACATAATTTCAGGAACAAGTATTTAAAGAATGTAGGTGGAAGTTATTCAAGTACAATTTTACAGTCTACAGTATCAGGTGAAGCTGGTACTAAAGTTGTGGTAATTGATGATTTGGAAACTTCCAGTAAAGATAAGGCATTATCTGCCAATATGGGTAAATACTTGAATGAAAACAAACAAGATAAGAATGAATATGTAGATACAATAAATCAGTATTTAAGTACTGATTCTGATGTGAAATTTAACTCTGTCGCTGGCAAGAATGGAGAGTTTGACAATCTGAAAGTAAAAGGAGGTTTAGATGTCTTTACTATTACAAGTAATGAGGTAAGGGGAACTAATGGTATTTTATATGTCACCGATTCAGCACAAGTAACAGGTATAACTTCTAATGAAAATAATGTAATGGTTCTTACAGTCAGTGATTCTGTTTTTAGGGTAGACGATATTCTACTTAGCCAGACTTTTGATTCATCTTCAAAGAAGATAGTCTTAAAGGTAACTACTGTAGATGGTACAACTATTACCTGCAATGTAATAGAAGCATTAGGCAATATAGAAACTGGTGATGCTTTAGTAAGGATAGCCAATACGAGTGATGCAGCCAGACAAAGTTCTATCCTGCTGAATCCGTATGATGGCTGTATTGATATACGTACAGGTTGTACTTCTGAATCAGATTCCATAGTATCCAGTAGAATAGGTAATCTAGATGGAATTACTGATACTGATTTTGGCGAACTGTCTGGTGATGGACTTTATTCTAATAATGCTTATCTATCTGGTGCAATAAGAAACTTATCTGGAAAATGGGAATTGAAAGATGATGGTTCTGGTAAGCTGGCAAATGGAAATATTAGCTGGGATACAAATGGTAATCTAAACTTAAAATTTGGTACAAAAAAGGTTTTTAAAAAGTTTGATATTGATGATTATGATTTTAGTAATGCTTTTAAGATAGATTTATCTGATGGATTGAATTTCTACTTTACGAAAAATAAGGATAATGACCCAAGAACAATAATTTTACCATCTGGCAAGGAATTGGAAGGTTATGAAGTTGAGATGGATTTTGATGGAAATCCTGGGCTAATAACTGTCAAATGTGATTCCAATTATGTAATAAGATATAATGGAAGTTATGTCAATGAAATTAGAATCGGTCATTATCCAAGACGTTTAAAACTAGTAGCCAGAAAAACCTACCAATTATTGTCACAAAGATGTGAATGGTGGATTGATAATGCAGCAGAGTTTAAAATCAGTAGTGATGGTACATTTGCAGGAACATTCAGGTCTATTTGAGTTTATGAATCAGCAACAAATACAATTAATAATTGCCTGCATACTGGTTGTTGTAGGTATAGGATTACTGATAGCAGGATTCTGTGTAGTACCTGTAGGCATCATACATAGTTCTATTCTGGTAGCATTTGGTGAGGTGCTTACTTTCGTAGGAGCTTTATTTGGAATAGATTATCATTATAAGAGTAAATAATATTAGCCTGTAGTCTTGATTGATTACAGGCTTTTTTTGTACCTTTGCAGCAATTCCAGATGTCTAATGAGTTAGAATTGGAAGGACTTATTAAGATAACGAATAGCGTTTGAAAATATTATTCTGTAATGAAATCTGGACAATTTCAAAGCACAAGAGTAATAAGCAAGAACGCCTTCGCTTTCTATGTTGTTATATACATTCTCTACAGGAGAACTATATACTTCATAGAAGCGTAGGTTTATTGTTATATTGCTTGTGCTTGGCAGTCCAGAACTCTTAGAAATAAGAGTGCCTCATTACGGTAATATTTCAATAATTCCTACGCTTCTTTTATTATTAATAGCTGACAATAGGGAATGAGTTGGCATTAATACAAGTATCTAAGAAACAGACAGTCTATCTATTAATCAACTACAGTTCTATTAAAGAAGTGTGCAACTTCTGTTGTGTTCCTCACACTTATTCCAGATTAATAATGCTCTCTATAAGGAACGTAGAAGCATAAACGGATTATGTAACAATGAAAATATTCAGATTTATAGGTTTATTTCTTGTAGGAAGTAGTACTCTATTCTCTTGTAGTAATAATGAGGATGAATTACTGTCTAAGGAGCAGGAAGAAAACGACCAAGAGACTTATACTATCTCATTCGATTTGGGAGGTGAGTTTATTTCAACTTCTGAAACTCCTTTGAGTAGAACCGAAGTTATTCCTAAGAAAATATATGGTATTAACGTGTATTACAAGAAAGATGATAATTCATCATATAAGAATTATGCTTATGGACTGTTTGACAATATTGAAGATATGACTATATCTTTGATTGGAGGATATAAGTATAAATTTGAGTGTACTATGGTAAAGAATGATGTTGATACATTATATAATAATAATCATACATATTATGCACCATTTCATTATTATTACAATATCAATAATGGTAATTATAGTGGTATAGAGTTAAGCAACAAATTCGAAATTTCTACAACTAGTCCGACTTATATTAAGGGCTTAAAGAGTGGAACAACAAGTATTAGTGGTCGTGGTAGTTCCTCTGATACTGATTATCCTAGAACAGATAGATTCTATGGCGAATTGGAAGATTACGTACCATCTAGCGATGGAATTGCTAATATAGACTTAAAGCGTACAGCCTTTGGACTTAAATTTATTGTAACTCCACCTGTAGACGGAACACTTTCTGTTGGTTCAATTGTTTCCAATATTAAAATATCATCTATTGATAGTACTGTAGAGACTTCTGCTATATATACATTTTATGATGTTTATAAGTGTTGGGAAGTTGAAGAATATACACAGGATTTCACAATAAGACTGACGTGGAATCGAGCTAATGGAGCAACTCAAACATTTGAGAAGATAGTTACGGCTAAACGTAATGTAATGACTACTATTAACGTAAATGTAAATGGTAGCAGTACAGATTCTTCATTAGGGGTTAAAGAAGAAGATACCCCAATGGGAAGTGAGAATGTTGATATGAACTTTGATGGAGGGGATTTAGATGATAACGAAGTAAATCCTAGTAAGTAAATAATTAAAACTATTTTGAAATGAAAACATTAAGATTTATTGGAATGGCAATAATTGCCGTGATTATGAGTGTGAATTTTGTTGCTTGCAGTAGTGACGATGATGATGAAAATGAAAGTAATTCTCCATTAGTAGGTACTTGGATGATGACGAAATCTATTAGTAATGGTCATACATTCATTCCTGGGCAAAATGGATTTGATGATGGATTGGGACTTGTTTTTTCAGCTAATGGCACATTTTACAAATTGGTTGAAAATGAAAAAGCAGAAGATGGTAAGTACTCCTATGATGAGAAGGGGAATATTTTGACGCTTATATACACAGATGATGAAACATTATTCTGTTCTGTTAAGTCATTTAGCGAATCTGCTCTTATCATTTCATATACAGAAGGTTCATCTGCTCGTGAAGATTATTTTGTTAAGCAGTAGTAAATAACCTGTCGGTTTATTGGAAAACAGCATTTGAAGCAATTCATTTGCTGTTTTTTTATTATATAGGATAAACTATTGAAGTGTTTAAGTATATTTGCTGTTGTAATCATTTAAATATTAAAACTATGAGTATTGAAGAATTTAAAAAGACATTGGAAGTCATAGAAAATGAGTGGAATAATAAATCAAGAGCGTACACAGAACAAAGGTATTTCATATATATTAAAAATGATTTGCGTAGTTCTTATGTTGAAAAAACACTGCGAACAAGATGTATGGATAATATAAGATATATTATTGTTATAGGTAGTTATATTAGTCTTGAAGGGTATCGTAATGAATCATTAAGAACGATAGGTTTTTTTGATAATCAGTATAAGCTATGTGAAATACATTTTGATGACTGGGATTTATACGATTTGGATTTTGATAAATTTACTGGTTCTTGGTATAGTAAATATAAACCCGTACCCAAAATTAAGAGAATAGGTAATCCACTTGATAAAAAGAGTTTTGACGAACTGGATTATAACATTGAAACATTTGATGAGATTTTAGCTGCTATTTGGAAATATATAAAAGAACAATAGTAGGTAATGAAGCCAGTAGATAAGTTCTCAATCCAGTATAGTGAGTTGCTAGAGTACATATATCCAGTGACACAAGAATATTTCCCTGATTTTGATTATGACGAAGAAACAGGACAGGCATATATGTTGCCGTCACAAACGCCAGACACTTTTAAAGGAAGATACAACAGAGGAATTTTGAAAGGTAGATTCTCGTTTGATTCATACATAAAGAATAAAGAACTACAAGAATTGCTTGCTGTATTGGGCTTAGACGCTGAAAAGTTCTGGTATCTATTGCTTTTCTGTTATGATTGCAGTTGGGGTAAATGTATGGAGGGTATAGAAATAAAAGAATCCCCTAAAGAACAGATAGAAAAACTTGTTAATGCTATCAGTGAGGATTATAAAAGAGATACTCCGTTTGGTGCAGTCTTTAAAAGCCCAATTTGTATTACCTTAAAAATAGGTAGAAAGAATATCGTGATAGATAATAAGACGGCTATTGCTAGTATAGCCAAGTTTTGTGCAGACGGATTGGAAACAGTAAATTCAGACCAAATGAATACTGGTAACGTTGATTTGAGTAATCCACATACTGAATCATTCTCCGTATTCGCTTATTATTTCTCACAAATGATTATCACTGCCTTGAATTATCAAGAACAAGTAAAAGAAAAGAGAAAGAAGGGAGCTAATATGTCTGACAAGGAAAAGACGCTGATTTCTCATCTGCTATATTTCACTGGCATCGTGAATAACGAAAGTGTGTTGGTTGATTATGACTACTTGAAATCCTTGTTGAAACAATATAAGGATAAAGATATAAGGAGTATGAACGCATTCTATTATTGA